ACCAATAGAAAAACCAGTTAGTGTTCCATCTAGAACCTTTTCCCAAGTATCTTGTGCACCCTTTGAAACATATGCTGATACGAATACACCGTTATAAAACTTCTTTGAGTCTGGATCAAAATACTTATCTGCTTTGAATGATACCATCTTGCCTACTGCTAGTGGTTGGTGCATTTCTCTAATATTCCCTCGGAATTTTGCAAATGCATCCATTGATGCTTCGGCTGTTACGATGTCATCTTGCTTATCGACATTGTCTAAAGATGCAAATCCAGAAACGATTCGACGCTCCTTGTCCACCTTAGTAAGTGGCATGGAAAGACGAAGATTATTCCCATCGGTATTCCAATGGGCTTTAGATATATTGCTCACCATCATATTATAAGCCCCTTTTTGTACATATATCACAATGTGGACATATTGGACATTAAGGAGTTTTTCTTCCCTCTCCCTTTGGGGCTCTCCCAGCAACTGTTGAAGTGCTATCAGAGTTGTTATTAGTTCTTTCAGAGTCTCTTGCTCTTGTTGTTGTTGCTTCTGCTGCTGTAGTTGGCTTAAGGTCTAAGACCTCATCTCCACCGTCTCTTTGTGGCATGTCCAAAACAACTCTTGCTTCGTTAGGAGTCATAATCTGATTCTTAACATAACGCTCAAGAATTTGAGACTGAGAAATCTCATCTGTAAGTGTTAGTTCATTAAAGGCGAACTCAATTATATCTGTCTTCTCACGAATAATCTTATTGATCATTTTTTCAAGTTGTCTTTGTGCTGGTCTTGCAACCTGCTCCTTAAAGGTGCGATCCTGTGCAAGTGCTGCTGCAATAGATCCAGAATCGCCACCCCCAAGTTTAGATAGTGGCACTTGATGTGCTACAAGGATATCATCACGGTTTTGTTTACGATACTCTTTAAATGAGCCGTCCTGTATACCGTCTTCGATGGGCTCCATCTTGAATTCAACTTTGTTGTTTTCGCTATCACCTGGAAGTGGAATATATAGCGTTCTGTGCGATTGCCCCCTGAGACTTGTTTGTAAGAATCTAAACATCTTGTCTTCTGCATCTCCAGAAAGTTTCGCACCCTTCAACGTTACAACATAACGTGGTACTGCCTTGTTTGCAAAGTAATCAATATTATATTGTGAAGCAAGTGAGTCTCCGTGTAGTGAGTTAATAGCAGACATAATGTCTGGCACTCCGTAAAATGTATTGAGAGGTGAGTATTGCTTAAAATGAATAATTTCGTTTGGTCTAGCATCTGTTGTTAGTGGGTTTTGGTTCTTTGCTCCAAAGTTACGGAAGTAAACAATCTTGTTTCCAATAATTTGAACATAGCCGTCTTTGATTCTTCGTACTCGCATTGTTGTAGATGGTATATGTCCAACGTATCCAATTTCTCCACGAGTGGTTCTACCAATTTCTAGATAACCGTTTCCAGTTGACTGTAGGTCTGTGTAAACTTTTTCCATGGTTGCCGTAAATGAGTCATCATCATTAAGTGACTCTAGCCAATCTCTTGCTTCGATTTTTGTTCTTTCAATTCTCTTTCTTGCTTTTTGTGTTGCACTGTTGTCTTCTGATGACTCAAGCCTCATCATTGTTCTCGGAGAGACATGAAACTCATAGCCTAGCCCAACAATGTTTTCTACCTTGGCATCGATTGCTGCGTGGTTTGCAAATGAAGTGTCGTAGTAGTTTGCTAATTCATAAAGGTTCCAGGGTGGTGTAATTACATCAAACATTCCATAGCCGTTTACATACACTAGTCCTGGGTTTATCTCTTTTGATTGTGCTCCATCAAGACCGCTTTTTCCAGCAAGTGCTGCAGTTGTATATTGAGTTGTTGGTTCAACCATTTTTGTTGAAGATCTACTTATGCGTCTTTTGAAATTTGCTTCTAAACCGTCAAGAGATTTTAATGAATCCCAGTTACCGTTAAATGGATCTGACTTTGAAAATGTGTCGTCTTTCTTTGCTGCTTCATCAATTCTTGCACCAATCTCATACTGATCATCTTCCATGATTAGTCCTCATCTCCATACTTAGCAATTGTATCTTTTGCTGCTTGTACTGCTCCAAGGTCGTTTAGGTTTGGAATAAGGCCAGACTTCATTCGATCTACTTGTTCAGAATACTCTTCTTCAGAAACTCTTGTTAGCCCTGGAACAAACACACACGTACCATCTCCTGGATCTCCATAATGCATTGCAGTCTTTTTTAGTTCTGCCATTCTAGATATATCATTCTTATCTGAAGGAATATTAAGCACTGAGCCATTACCATCTGTAAACCATTTACCATTTGCCTTCTTATACACATAAAGACCCCAGTCATAATTCTTTTCAATGACTTGGCGTCTAACGTTTTTTACAATAGGTTGACCAGTTTTTGGGTCTATAAGCGAATCCATAACTATAAGTATACCATATTACACTGGGTCTTGTACGAACTGATTCCAATTTACATCTGTGAATACGGTGTAAGTGTATTCTCCAAGACTAACTGGCCTTTCATCATCGACAATGATCTTGTTTGTTCCAGTATAACTCTTATAAACATCTGAAGGATTTACACCATAGTAACTAGTTTCTGACAAAATAAGGACCTTGTTCCAGTTAAATGATCCACTATCCCAAAATTCCCAATCAAGTCCATAAGCGCCTAAAACTTTTACTCTGAACCATGGTCTTTCTGATATCTTCTGAACTTCTTGAAGATTGGTAGACTGATAATATGAGATGCTATTAAATAGTAGTGGGCCAGTTAATCTTACTGCCCCTTCAAAAAATGCAAAGTTGAGAGCATCTGCAAAGTTAATCCCAAGGAATCCCCACTCTTGAAGAGTTATAATTGGTTCTTTTACTATCTTGCCATTCCAGTAAAAAGCAATACCATTTTGAACTAGTCCTGTTTTTGCATCTATTGCATAAATTTTTGCTCTTCTGCCTGTTGGATCACATGCAACCATATAGAATTTTATGTATGAGTCTTTGCTCTGAATTTCAAATATTTGTGTTGGTGCATATGGAAAATAATCTCCATCAAATCTTACTGCCATTTGCATCGCTATAACTTTAAATCCATCAGACCTGCTCTCGTTTACAGGAATTGCAAGTCCTCTATTTACAAGTGGATCATACCTACCCTTTAGTTGAATTCCACTTGTTTTTGTTAAATACAAATATGGAGATGATCCATTATATATTGCAAATGGGTTATTCTTTTTAAAGTTGTAATAAATTCCAGTCTTTGTGTATGGATAAATAGATGTTCCAAACCTTGTTCCAATAGGACTAGCATCAGATTCATTAAGTGCTTGAGATGCATAAGAAAGTTTTTTAATTGCTACATTGTTTGTTTCTGAATTTTTTACATTTATTTCTATGTGTGTAACAATTGATAAGTCATTAAAATCTACACCCTTTGGAGGATATATAATCATATTATCAACAACTTCATATTTAGTTGTCATCCAATCTGATCCTGGAATAAGAACTCCATTCCTTGCTGGTCTTTCTGTTTTTGTAAAATAAAAGTAGGTTTGATTTGCTCCTAACTCTGTATACTGAAAAGTTACATATGATTTAACAACAGCGCCATCAGTGTCATATCTGTAGTCTTTTGCTATTTTATTTTTTAAGTCTTCATAATCATTGTATCCAGTAAATAGATAGTTGTCTAGCGATGTATATGTTCTTTGAACTGGAAGACCATATTCGTTTGACAACTCTGCATAGGTCCAATCAACTGGATCTGTTTCTATTGCTAACGTCTTTGATGGTATCGGATAATCGATATTAAACTGTATAAAGTCAAGATCAAAATACTGGTCCCCTCGTTTATCAAGAACGGACTCAGCAAAATATGTTAATGGAAGTTGGTCTTCCCAATATGCATTTGCTGATACTGCAAGTTTGTATTTTTCAAAAACTGTTTCTGGCAAAAGGGTATAACTTGCAACATAATCAGCAAGAAGATCTTCTTCAAGGATAATAACTCCGCCTCCAGAGATTGCTCCATTTACAGTTTGTGTTCCAGGCACTGACTGAATTGATGTAGTATCTAGACCTCCGTCTATATTTATTAATTGATTGTTTTGATAGATAGAAAAAAGATCTTCGTTCCATATTGGTACGCCTATTTCATTAAACAATGTTCTTATTTTTTGAAAGTTGTAGGGTGTACATAATCCTATAGAATATATTTTTCCTGTAAATGTTGATTCTCCATTTTTGTTTCCACCGACATACATTCTTAGGTCTGATAAAGATCCAAAGAAGTCTGATGCTGAGTTTCCAAATCTTGAAACAAATGCTGGAATATTAATACCAACATCAACTAATTCTCCAGGGGTTCCTACTAATGGTGAATAAAGTGTTTCAGTGATTCCATTGTAATTTATCTTATAAGATATTTGATTATTAAGAAGTTCTATTAAAAAATAATTATTTGTATTTTCTTTTTCTATTCTAAAAAGTGTTTGAGCAGAAGTTGAAGTTGATGGCAAACTAAAAGATCCATATATTGCTGAGATTGGAGTTTGCATAAAATCAAAATTCTTAAAGAAAAGATATCCAGACACTGAGTTCCAAGATGTGTTAGGCCTAAAAGAAAAGAATTTTCTTGTGTCTGATGACTGGATTATTTTACAGTCTGAGAAAAGTTCTTTTTCTGTTTTTGATGATAAAATTATTTCTGGAAGTGGGTTAGAAGAAACAGAAAGAGATCTATTAGTAAAAGATGTATTATCTGAAAATCCTTGATTCCAAGAACCAATTTTTGGATATGAATAATTTGATGTATAGTCTGCAAATGAGTAGTCAATAAAAACAGATGTACCACTATAAGATGTGTTTATGTTTTCTGGAATATCAACACCCTGACCAAAAACAAATCTTCTTTTTGCAACAGGAGCCGAAACAATATACGGATAAATTCCAACACAGTCAATTTCTATAGGATAGATATCTTCATGTGCATAAAAACCTATCCAATCTTGATTTTGTTCTCCATCAAGCATTGATGGCAAAGAAAGGGACTCAGTTAAATAACTTATAGAAATGACTTCCTGACCATTGATAAGCAAAGATGATACGTTTTTACCAACTCTTAAATGAATAAGCATTGGCCTTGTCCATTCACCAACATAATAGGTCTTATACTGGTCTCCTATTTTTAACCCCATAGATGAACCGTCTACATATATTCCATCATCAGAGGAAACTGGTCCAATTATTCTTTTCCTGTCGTTGCTATAAGAATTTATTCTAAGCCATGTTTCTAAAGTATACTGTTTAAATTTTCCAGCCTCGTTTAAAAGTCCAACTCCAGGAATTATCAATGAAGGATTTTCTCCATTTGGATACATTGTAGTTAAACCAGAAGTTCCATAGACAATTGGTATTCCTGAGTTTTTTGCTTTTAACATATTTTCTGAAACTAAATAATAAGCATTTAGTTCTTGCAGTCCATAGCATTTAGCAATGACACCTTTTTGTGGGGCGATTGATATATCAGATGGTATATCTATTGGTTCAATGCCAAGTGAAGTAGATGCAAACTCTTCTGACCACTGACCAAGGCTTATTCCGTTTACCAAGAACACATCTTCTGTTTCTGATCCACCAATAAAGTTAATTTTAAAAACTAGCCTGATGTTTGTGCTTTCAGAAGGGGCATCAAATGTTTCTGAGATAAATGTCCATTGATTATTTATTACCGTGTCGTAGTTTTTTAAATAAGTTATATCTTGTCCACTTGTTGTGTCTAGGTACTGATATCCAATCTCAAAACCAGCAATGTATGAACTTTCAGAATAAAAATATCCTCCTACAGAAAAAGTCTTTAGGTACTGATTAAAATCTTGTATGTTCATTATATCTTGGCTTACTGCAGTTATAGATGCAAACTGGTTGCTTGTTGGTGTAGCAGTTATTTTACCTACATAACTGTCTATAAATGGCTCGTCTACTGACTCAGTATAGTTTTGATATGTACCGCCAACTATCGTCCAGTTTATTAAATTTCTTTGATACTCTGAGAGAAGAGAAATATAATCTGCTTTGTCATCCAATGCCCATAGACCAGTAGGGTGCTCAGCAAAGACTTTTTCAGCATATAGGTTTGATGGAGTAGACATTATAAGTCTATTTTACCACAGAAGACTACTTGTTTATTTTAATTTCACAGTAGTCGGTAGTGCAATATGCTTCACCTTGAGCCTCAAGATTATCTACACCGTCGTAAATAGCAGAAAAATCAATGTGCTTTAATTTGCCAATATAGGACTCGTATTGCTCTTCAGTAATACCTGTGTATGGTTGCTGTGGATAAACTGTGTTTCCCATTGGTAGGAATGAAACAGCCTTTAGTTGTCCCTCATACATATTGAGTGCTGGAACTATATGCTTAGACTCTGTTTCTTTATCAAATGATAATGTTACAGAAACACCATTGTCAGACCAATACTTCTGAGCAGTTGCAGCAAGTGCAATCTTTTCAAACAATGTTACATCTTTTTCAGATCTTGGATGACCTGACTTGATTGGGAAATAAACTACTGATGTATTTGCTGATACTACGTCGTCTTCAATTGTGTACCCTGCTGCTTTGAATAAGTGCA